CAAGCCAGACGGGTAACAGCGGTTACTATCTTACAACTGATGGTACTAACCCGTCTTGGGATAATCTAACTGACGATCCTACTTTTACTGGCACTGTAACTATAAGTGGCACTGAAGCAATTAAGGTTCCTGTTGGTACTACCGCACAGCGTCCTACGCCTGTTCAGGGCATGATTCGTTACAATACAACGGATACAGTCTTTGAAGGCTACGATGGGGCTGCTTGGGGTTCTATAGGCGCACAGTATGTTTATACACGTACTAATGCTACAGCTACCGCAGCACAAACTACATTCTCTGCTACATACACAGTAGGTTATGTAGATGTTTATTTGAATGGCGTAAAGTTAATTAATGGCACAGACTTTACAGCTACTAACGGGACTTCAATAGTTCTTTCATCTGGTGCAACGTCTGGTGATCTTGTAGAGATTATAGCTTTTGAAACTTTCTCTGTTGCAAATGTATTAACTCCAGCTAATAATCTTTCAGATGTTAATGATGCAGCTACAGCCCGAACTAACTTAGGATTGGCTATAGGTACTGATGTACAAGCCTATGATGCTCAACTAGCAGATGTAGCCGGACTAACACCAACTGACGGAAACTTTATTGTTGGTGATGGTGCTAACTTTGTAGCTGAATCAGGTGCTACAGCTAGAACATCACTGGGGCTTGGAACAATCGCAACAGCAGCAACTGGTGACTACGCTGCAACTGCTAACAACCTGTCTGACCTTGCTAGCGCATCTACTGCGCTTACTAATCTAGGTGGTGCAGCTACAGCAAACAATCTATCTGATTTGGCTAACGCTGGTACAGCAAGAACTAATCTTGGCGTAGCAATAGGCACAGACGTTCAAGCCTATGATTCAAACCTAACCAGTTTTGTCGGCACTTTTACTCTACCAACATCAGACGGAACTGCTGACCAAGTATTAACTACCAACGGCAGTGGTACTTTATCTCTTGCGGATGCTGGTGGTGGGGCTTGGAACTTCATTAACTCAACTACGGTTTCTTCCACGGTTGCATCAATAGATATTACATCTGGAATTGGAAGCACATACGATTTTTATGTGTTACAGCTTGTAAAAGTGGCACCTGTTAATACAGGAAGTGGAAGCCCTTTTAAGATTAGAACATCTACAGATGGCGGGAGTAGCTTTGACTCAAGTGGCTATTCTTATGCCGCAGGTTCTATTAGAGATTCTAGCGCTTCATTTTCAGGCTTGAACAGCGCAAGCGATAGTGAAATAAGAGTTAGTAATTTTGGTCAGGGTGCAACATCTGGAGAAAGTTTAAGTGGATTTATATATTTAGTAAAACCATCTGACGCTGCAAATTTTTATCTTTTTTGGGATTTAGCTGGTCTTAGTTTTCCAACCTCTCAATTTCAGAGGCATTTTGGTGGTGGGCAAAGAGAAACTGCCGCTGATGTAGATGCCATTAGGATTTATCACGACAACAGCATAGACGGTGGAACAGTTAGGTTGTTTGGTATAAATAATTCATAGGAATAAACAATGACACGTTATAAAGCAACACCAAATGGTAATGTTCAGTTTACTCCTGCAGAAGAGGCTGAATGGGATACACAGGAAGCAGAATGGGCTGCTGGTGCAGATGACAGAGCGGCTGCTGAAGCCAGAGAAGAGCGAGATGAAAAACTAGCTGCTACAGATTGGAGAGCCTCCAGCGACTTAACGCTGTCAACTGAATGGGCAACCTACCGACAAGCACTACGGGATGTTCCAACACAAGAAGGCTTCCCCCACACAGTAACATGGCCTGAAGAGCCGGGAGCTTAACTATGAGTAAAGCAAGAGATATAGCAGATAGCGCAGCTACAATTAATGCTCTAGACGGTGTTACTGCTACAGGAACAGAATTAAATATTCTTGATGGTGTTACAGCAACTACTGCTGAACTTAACATCCTTGATGGCGTTACAGCAACCACAGCAGAATTAAATTATGTGGATGGTGTTACGTCTAATTTACAAACGCAACTAGACAACATCTCAGTAACTTCAGGCACTCTTACCAAGACATTCGCACAGGATGAAGTGGCTACTATTACTTTGTCTAGCAGTATTACTACGCCCGTAGTATCTGTGACCAAAGAAGTGGCTCAGACAGGAACTACCAATAATGCGTGGGATGTTAATTCTACTTCAGAGAACTACACACGTTTGGACTCTGCGACTGCGACTACTTTGGATTTTGATACTTATGATGTTAGCACAGGTTCTTTTGTAGACAGCTTTTCTGTTGCTTCACAAGATGACAATCCTACGGGACTAGCTTTCAGTGCTGACGGCACAAAAATGTACATAACTGGCAGAACAAATGACAATGTATTTCAATACGCTTTGAGTACAGCTTTTGATGTCAGCACTGCGTCCTATACGCAATCATTTGATGTCTCGTCACAAGCAAGCCAACCATCAGGTCTAGCTTTTAATACTGACGGTACCAAGATGTTTGTAGTAGATTTTAACGATGACGATGTAAATGAATATGCCTTGACTACAGGTTTTGATATTAGCACTGCATCTTATACGCAAAATTTTTCAGTGGCTTCGCAAGAAACAGTCCCGCACGACATTGCCTTTAATAATGATGGAACTAAGATGTTTATTTGTGGGAATGGCGGCGTAGAAGTTAATGAATATGCCCTGACTACTGGGTTTGATATATCTACTGCATCATTTACAACAAACTTTTCGGTAAGCGCACAAGAGGCAAACCCTAGAGGTCTAGCATTTAGCGCCGATGGCACAAAAATGTTTGTTTGCGGCACAACTGGACAGGATGTTAATGAATATGCTTTGACTACCGGATTTGACATATCTACTGCATCCTACACTCAGAATTTTAGTGTATCAGCTCAAGACACAGCACCTAAATCAGTTAAATTCAATACTGATGGCACTAAGATGTTTATTCTTGGTGATACAGATGATGACGTATACGAATATACGTTATCGCTTAGTAAGGTGGTTTTAGGCTCTGGCTCATTTGCATCTGCTGATGTAGGTAAAACCATTGAAGCTAACAATGGTGCGTTTGTTTTAACTTCTACTGCTGGCGCTGTATCTCAAACCACAGCACCCACTTCATACGCTCAAGTAGCTTCAGGCTCTTGGGAGATGTATAGCGTTGTGTATAACACGACTGATGGTGATTTGGAGTTGAGTGGCATAACAACGGGTCAGTTTGATGTATCTACGGCATCGTTTTCCCAAAACTTTTCAGTTTCAGCGCAAGAGGCATCCCCGCTAGGAGTAACCTTTAACACCGATGGAACAAAGATGTTTATTACTGGGCAGTCGGGAGACGATGTAAATGAGTATAATTTAACTACTGGTTTTGATGTTTCCACTGCTAGCTATTCCCAAAACTTTTCAGTGTCATCACAAGAAACAAACCCACACGGAGTGGTTTTTAATACCGATGGCACCAAGATGTTTGTCGTTGGTAGCGGAGGCGATGACGTAAACGAATATAATTTAACTACTGGCTTTGACGTTTCAACAGCAAGCTATAGTCAAAACTTTTCTGTTAGTTCGCAAGATACCAATCCAAGAAGCATAGCCTTTAACTCTGACGGCACCAAAATGTTTATGCTCGGTAGCAATGGTGCGGATGTTAATGAATATACATTATCCAGCGGGTTTGATGTTTCTACTGCTAGTTATTCTCAAAACTTTTCAGTTTCATCACAAGAATCAGTTCCGGAAGGAATGGCCTTCAATACTGACGGCACTAAGATGTTTATTACAGGAACGTCAGGAGATGATGTTAATGAATATACACTTTCAACCGGCTTTGATGTTTCCACAGCTTCATACTCTCAGAATTTTTCGGTCTCAGCACAAGAAACAGAGCCAACAGGAATAGCCTTTAACTCTGACGGCACCAAAATGTTTATTGTTGGCACTAATGGAATAGAGGTAAATGAATACACATTAGGCTCAACAGCTATTCCGACTGGCTACCAAGCAGTCCACACCACAACCTCCACAGACTCTACCTATTGGACTGACATCAACTCTATGACAGCAGACGAAGCTGCTGGTGATGGAAGTATCTATTACTGCGTATCTACTGATGACCGTACAACTTGGAAGATTGCCAAAGGCACTGATGGTGAGAGAAGCATAGTCAGGAATAACTCAGGCACTTGGCAGTACAACTCCAATGGTACTTATGCGTCTACTACTTGGACTAACGCGACTACCAACGCAGAGTTGAATGCTTTGCAGGAGGCTATGGAAGCATCAGGAGTAAACAACGCATACGATATTTCTACTGCTTCATTTGTGGATAGTTTTGACGTTAGCTCGCAAGAGACAGACCCAAGAGATGTCCGATTTAATACTGACGGCACAAAAATGTTCGTAATTGGCACATTTGGGGGAAAGGTACAGGAGTATACATTAACAACTGGCTTTGATGTTTCTACAGCAAGTTTTTCCCAATTTTTTAGTGTTTATAGCCAAGAGACAGATGCACGAGGTTTAGCATTTAATAATGACGGAACAAAGATGTTTGTTGTCGGAATAGACGGTGATGATGTAAATGAATACACACTTTCTACTGGCTTTGATGTTTCAACTGCAAGTTACTCACAAAATTTCTCAGTCGCATCGCAGGAAACAGCTCCTCAAGGAATAACATTTAATAATGATGGAACTAAAATGTTTATTGTGGGAAATGTTGGAGATGACGTTAATGAATATACATTGACTACAGGTTTTGACGTTTCAACAGCTTCTTATTCACAAAACTTTTCAGTCGCATCACAAGAAACAGCACCATCTGGAATCGCGTTTAATGCAGATGGGACTAAAATGTTTATCTGTGGCGGAGGAGGAGACGATGTAAACGAGTATACATTAACTACGGGTTTTGATGTTTCTACAGCATCTTATACGCAAAATTTTTCTGTATCGTCTCAAGAAACAAGCGTTGAAGGAGTAACATTTAATAATGACGGCAGTAAAATGTTTCTTGTCGGAATAGACGGTGATGATGTTAATGAATATACAGTAGGAACAGTGGTCTATCCAAACCAAATGAACAAGACGCAGCTTGACGCTGTATCTGACGCAAACCACTTCACACTAGCTAATGACCTAGATTTAGGCATTATCTTCAACCTATCTAGCGGCACTACGGTTCCTTCCAGTGACGGTGTATCTATTAACTACGATGCCAACGTCCTGAACAAAGGAGCTATCTTAGGCACTGATTACGACTTTGATGCTCCTGCGGCTACTAAGGTGAGGATAACTGCACTGGCTGCTAATAACCTGAAGGTGCGGGTGGTTTGATTGGTTCATGTCTTTATCCTTATAGTACTCATAGGAGGCGAGGAAGCGTCTAGCACTTGTGATCAAGCAATGTGTTTCTATGACGTAAACAGATGTAATTACTTTGCAAGCAAGTTGAGATGGAGAGGATCTCCAAGTACATCTAGCCCCATCTCAGCTTACTGCAAGCCAATCTTGGTTGATTCAAGTCAAGAAGGCGTGAGGATCTACTAGTGGCAGCAGAAATCATAGCAGCCGTTTCAGCGGCTAATCAAGCTTTTAATTTTATTAAGAAAGCTGTACATAAAGGAAGAGAATTACAAGATCTAACCAATGCTATAGGTGCTTTTTGGGATGCTCGTGAAGAGGTTAGTGTCCTTGAACAGAAAGCAACAAATCCTAGCAAAATGCAAAAGATATTTGGTGGTAAGTCTGTAGAAGCCCAAGCATTAGAAGTGACATTACAGAAACAACGTGCAGAAAATTTAGAGCGAGAATTAAAAGATATATTTTTATGGACAGGGAATGGTCATCTTTGGACTGAAATGATACGCGAAAGGTCACGCATAAGAAACACTAGAATTGCAGCAGCTAAACAAGCCGCTCAAACAAAAGCAGCAATGATAGACTTAGCAATTATTGGTGGAACTGTAATTGGTATATTTATAATTGCAATGGGAGCTACCTCCATTATACTATAAAATGGAATTAAGATATGGATCAGTTAGAATTAGAAAAAATAATTAGTCAAGCTGCTCAAGAGGGAGCAAAGCAAGCACTAAAAGATATTGGGCTGTCAGACCAAGAAGCCTATGATGATGTAAAAGAGCTAAGAAATCTTTTAGATGTTTGGAGGGCTACTAAGTCTACAGTAGGACAGACTATTGCTAGGATGCTTACTACCTCAATTTTAACTGCTTTGGCTATAGGCATTTGGATGTCTTGGGGTGTGGAATGATGGGATTAGTAGATACACTAATAGGGCCTGTATCTTCTATACTAGATAAGTTTATAGAAGATAAAGATAAAAAAGCACAGCTTGCTCATGAGATAGCTACCATGAGTGAAAAACACGCGAACGAGGTAGTAAAAGCTCAACTAGAGATTAACAAAACAGAGGCTCAACATCACAGTATGTTTGTAGCGGGGTGGCGACCTGCGATAGGCTGGGTATGTTGCCTTGGTATGGCTGGTAATTTTCTTATTATTCCATTTGTCAATATGGCACTAGAATTAATGGAAACTGGAGTATTAGTTCCTATGATTGAGCTAGATTTAATGATGCCTGTGTTGATGGGTATGTTAGGTCTAGGAGCTATGCGAACTGTAGAAAAAGTTAAAAAGGTAGATAGGAAAGCATAATGAAAGATTCTAGACTAGAAAGAGCTGGAGTGGCTGGGTTTAACAAACCTAAGCGTACACCTAAGCATCCTACTAAGAGTCATGTTGTTGTAGCCAAAGTAGGCGATCAAGTTAAGACTATACGTTTTGGTCAGCAAGGCGTTTCTGGTGCAGGTAAAAATCCTCAGTCAGCATCTGAGAAGTCTAGGAGAAAATCTTTCAAGGCTCGTCATGCTAAAAATATTTCTAAAGGTAAAATGTCAGCGGCTTACTGGGCTGATAAGGTCAAGTGGTGATATAGATGGCTAAAAGAAAAAAATATCAGGTCGGCGGTAGGTCTGACGAATTTTACTACGGCAAAGAAACTGAAGGCAGGGAT